CAGATACTGTTGTCAATGAGGATGTAGATGAAGATGAGGATGTTATTGAAGTTATGAAATCTATTGAGGCTATTGAGGGTGATGATGCTGATGAAGTGGTTAAGTTTGTGAGTGATGATTTTGAAGATGTAGCTGATTCCGACGATGATGAAGAAAAAGAAGAAAAAGTTATTATCATAAAAAAGACTGAAGGTAATGATGTAGAAGATTCGCAAGAAGCTGCTCTAAATACTGATACGATTGATGCTCCAGAAGAAGCTGCTTCAGACGCTACAATTGTTCCAGTCGATGATGTTGACGATGTTGATGATGTCGATGATGTTGATGATGTTGACGATGTTGATGATGTTGATGATGTTGATGATGTTGTAGCCATCGATGTTGAAGATATTACCTCTACTGCCGCTGATGAAGCTACTGTTGCTGCTGCTGATGAAGCTACTGTTGCTGCCGCTGATGAAGCTACTGTGTCCGTGCCAGTCGCTGACACTAAGATAATCCATTTTACAAAAGAAGAAAAGAAGCAACGTAACAATGATAAGATAAAGAAGGTTCTCGGGGTGGACATAAGTTATGACGAATTTATAAACACTAAAGACTATTTAAAGAAAAAACTGCTGCTCAATAGCAATGGTGTTCAATAGAAATGCTGTTCAATAGAAATGCTGTTTAATAGCGATGTGCGTCGTTTTAATTCAATTAAAGTCCATAATATATAATAAAAATGACCGACAACCAAAAGAATCCTTATCAACGCGGCATCACAATTCTTATAGGTATGTGTATCATACTGGCCATCATTTACATCTTCTTCTTTGAGAACAATGACATCGACGTAGAGGAGATGACAAAACATATTAATGTAGGCGATGTTCCTTTCTAAAATTGCGGATATCTGATTATATTATAATATACATCAATAGTAATTATTATTTATGAAAAGCAATATGAAGTTAGAACTGAAGAAATTCGACATATCCAAAATAACGGATGATAAAGTAGTCGTGATGATCGGTAAAAGAAACACTGGTAAATCGTTCTTGATAAGAGATCTCTTATCTCACCATACTAATATACCAATCGCGACGGCTATATCCGGAACAGAGGCTGCTAATCATTTTTATGAAGAAATGATTCCTAAAATCTTCATACACGAGGAGTTTAGGGCAGAAATAGTCGATAACGTGGTGAAGAGACAGAAGATGATCCTAAAGAAGATTAATAAGGAAAACGGAATGGGAAACGGAATGAATCGTTCGACATTGGATCCTAGATCGCTGCTCATCTTAGATGATTGTCTCTATGATTCTTCTTGGACCAAGGACACTAACATTAGAGCACTGTTCATGAACGGACGGCATTTAAAGATGTTCTTCATCATTTCCATGCAGTATCCCTTAGGGATACCGCCGAATCTGCGCACGAACATCGACTACATATTCATTCTACGTGAAAACATCGTAGCTAATAGGAAGAGGATCTATGATAACTACGCTGGTATGTTCCCGACGTTTGAAGTATTCTGTCAGGTGATGGATCAGTGCACTGAGAATTTCGAATGTTTAGTCATCGATAACACGACAAAAAGTAATAAATTAGAGGATACAGTCTTTTGGTATAAGGCTGATACTCACGGTGATTTTAAAATATGCTTAAAACAATATTGGGATATCTGTAAAAACTTGACACCTGACGACGATGACGCGGAGGACAACTACGATCCGAGTAGATTGAAACCAAAGAATAATAGACCTTCTATAAAAGTGAAAAAAACAAAAAGTTAGAGTTGTTGCCATTAATTAATTAATAGCTGATTATTTCATTAGATTCCTTGAGCATAGAATCGAATGTAGGGGCAGGTATGTATTCATACTTGACCTTTGATTTCTTTTGTAACGTATGAATCTTTTCTTCATACACTCCTGAAACAATGAGAAACATGCTCGTTAGCACGAATATAAATATAACGATATTCATTATTAATATTATTATTTACTTAAAGACATTTTTAATTATTTTTTCGCAGAAGCACAAGACACCTTGATCAGATCTCCGAATTTGTATAGGCCATAGTGGCTTGAGAAGAAGATGGAAGCTACACCTTCTCCTAAACTGCAGGAGAACGCTAAGAATACGATTCTCAGCCACAGAATTAACATGAGCAATGCCCAAACTAATACAAGGATCAGAAACATAACACCATACCCGCCGGTGGTCTTTTGATCTTCAGCAAAGTTCTCTGTTTTCTTTTTATTTTTATAAATCATAGCCAAAGCTGTTTCAAGAAGCATTTATTATTAAGGAAGAAAAAAATAATTAAAATTAGGGTATTGGAATTACTCAGTTGTAGGCTCACTTGTAGGCTCACTTGTAGGCTCAGAAGCCCGTCGAGTAGGCACATCATTCTCGATGGAATTCTTGATATCTTCAATAGAAGTATTCTCAAGTGATTCAGTCAGAATATCAGCCTTATCTTTCTCATCTGTCTCATCAAGAGCTTCCTTCTTCTTCTTCTCAGACTCCTCAATGAGGCCCTTCATTTCCGACTTCCTCTGCGCATAGTGCTCATCCTTGCTCTGAAGATTCTTCTCGTATTCGTGCATGAGAGTGTTTAGGGAATCAACAGCATACTCTTGGTTCTTAATCGCATCTGGGTCAGGAGACCAAGGGCACCAGCAACCGACTTCACACACATAAATAGAGAATTTGTTATTATCCATCTTCTTTAGGTTTTCACAGCGCATTTGGGCTTCACTCATAGAGTCATACACGCCCCGGATTTTAATACCTCTGACGTTTGTTTGAAAGTCATATTTCTCGTTGAACTCCTTATCGAGAACGTGCTCGTTATTAGTAACAAAAGCCTTAAACTCATCGCCTACCTTACCGGCATCGAATAGAAACTGATATTGTTCTTTGATGGATCGGATGTGGTCCTTCTTGTCGGTGTATAGCTCTTCAATACCATCGAACAACTCGTTAACCTGCTTAGAGAAATGCTGGATGTAATTTTCAAAATAAAAAGTTTCCTTGGTCTTAATGATCTCCTCGGGACTGATGAACGATACGCAAGCGAAGGATTGCCCTCTGATGACTGGGTCTTGTTCGAGTAGGTCTTTGTCGGATGTAGGCAAAACCATCTTGGGAGTTTCTTTTTATACATCAAACTCATAATTCTTAAATAAATTTTTTCTGCCTATAATATAAAATGGACTCTCTTAGATTTGATGTCGTCGAAGTGTTCATCAGAATTTTCAAATATCTCCTTGAAGGTTTAGTAGTATCCGCTGCGGCCTTCATGATTCCCGGTAAGAAGAAGAACTTAGACGAAGTAGTTCTCCTCGGTTTCATCGCCGCCGCGACATTCAGTCTTCTGGATCTATTCGCGCCTTCCATCGGCATCAGCGCCAGACAAGGTGCCGGTATGGGTATTGGTGCTAACATGGTTGGTTTCCCCACCGCGCCTCAAGTTAAGATGCCTTAAGTTCCTTTAAGTGATTAACGTATCTGTTAAATACTCCTAATAAACTTCCACTCTAATTCATCGCATATTTTTTTCCAAATCTGCTCCTGTTGGTGTAGTTTCTCTCTGCTCTTCAATAGAGGAAAGTATTTCAAATATTCGTCTTGATTTAGAAGCTGAATGAACTTATGTATAACATAGGAGTAGGATAGAAAGTTCTTCCTATTTAAAGGACTGTATTTCAAGAAAGGTACCTGAATCTCCTTGAACATCTGCTTAAGCTTGTCCTCCAGTTCGGGTGATAGGTGTGGATTAGGATCTCCCGTGATTCTGTTTAATATATAGGGAACGTGCTCGTAATACTTATTTATCTTAAGCTTCTTCAATATCTCTTTTATCTTCTGACGAGTGATGTTCCGCGTGTCCTCTATTCTCTGCTTCTTAAGCTCTTTCAATATGCTTTCGAACACCTCGTCGGGAATGTCGGTCGTTTCTTTACCTTGAATCTGATTCAGCCACTCAGTGTAGTGATTGATTCGCTTATACGAGAAATAACTTATTTCTTTAGGCGGATCTTTATACGAAGGCTTCTCATTGTCGGTGATGACTTTCTCAACAGTGTTGCACTTCTCGCAACAGAATATGCTGTCATTAACGTAATAGTATAGGGTCTCTTCGCCGCAAAACTTACATATATTAGGGTTGATAATGTTCACGCTATTGTCTATGTAATTGTTATCTGTATAGGATAAATATTTATCTAACAAGTGTGCTCTGTTGTTCTCGTGGATGCTGATGTCCACAGTAGATTTATTAGCGTTGAAGAAATCTATGACGGACTTCTTCTTACTACTGTTCGCGTTGTTAATAGGCTTTATAGTAGTCGTGTTGCTGCTTGATGTCTTACTATTGGTGTCTAATAGTGAATAATATTCGAATAATACATCGCCGGTGTTTATAAAATAATTAACCTCATCCATATTAGTGCTGATGGTGTTTATCTGTTTTTCTAAGGCGTTGATTTTATCCTTTAGAATGATGATGTTGTGTAGATCTTCGTCTGTGAGTTCCTTTTTATCCTTAGAGATTATGATAGTGTATGAGTCATTAAAACCCTTAAGCTCCAATTGATACTGAGCGAGGTTCGATTTGTTTTCATGGAATTCATCCATCTGGGTTTTGTGGCGTAAATCGAGAGTTTTCGAGGTCACTTTATAATTACATTGTCTTTTTTGTTTGTCCTTAGTCATCCACTATTTAATACCTGCGTAAAATAAATTTTAAATGAAATTTTTATCTTGCTATACATTAAAAACAAAATGGGTGGAGGACTTATGCAGCTCGTTGCCTATGGCGCTCAAGACATCTACCTTACCGGTAACCCTCAAATCACTTTCTTCAAGGTTGTGTACCGCAGACACACGAACTTCTCTATGGAGGCCATCGACCAAACCTTCAACGGTACCGCTGGTTTCAACAAGAAGGTAACCTGCACCATCTCCAGAAACGGTGATCTCATCCACCGTGTTTACGTTCAGGTTGCTCTCCCCAAACTGGACACTGACCACTACGCTGATTGGGTTGGACACAAGCTCATCAAGTCCGTAGAGATTGAAATCGGTGGTCAAAGAATCGACAAGCACTACGGCGACTGGCTCCACATCTGGAACGAGCTCTCCCAAACCGAGGGTCACTGGAAAGGTTACCAGATCATGGTTTCCGGTGCCGATGCTCGCAGAACTGACGGCGAGTCCGCATCTCTCTCTCACCCCGGTGATGACGTCGCAAATGGCGAAGCTCGTACCGGCCAAGAGAGAACTCTGTTCATCCCTCTTCAGTTCTGGTTCTGCCGCAACCCCGGTCTTGCTCTTCCCCTGATCGCTCTTCAATACCACGAGGTGAAGGTGAATGTAGAGTTTGCTTCTGCCAGCGACTGCATGGTCGCTACAGGAGGTAGTCTTGCTGACGCTGCGACCGCCTCTTTCGATTCCGCCACCCTCTATGTCGATTACATCTACCTCGACACCGATGAGCGCCGCCGATTCGCCCAGGTCACTCACGAATACCTCATCGAGCAGCTTCAATTCACCGGCGACGAGAAGGCTCAGTCCAAGCTCAAGCTCAACTTCAACCACCCCGTGAAGGAGCTCATCTGGGTTGAGCAAGCGCCTACTGGCAAGGTTGGTGAATACGTCACCTCTTACACCGAGGGCCACATCCAGCTCAACGGCCACGACCGCACCTCCGCGAGAAAGTCCCCCTACTACCAGCTTGTTCAGCCTTACCAACACCACGAGCGTGTCCCCACCGCCGTTAACCAGCCTATCAACGTGTATTCCTTCGCCCTCAAGCCCGAGGAACACCAGCCTTCCGGCACGTGCAACATGTCGCGCATCGACAATGCTACCCTCAACCTTGCCAACGTTGAAACCGGGAACAACATTAAGGTGTTCGCTGTGAACTACAATGTTCTCAGAATCATGAGTGGTATGGGTGGTCTCGCGTATAGTAATTAAGAAAACACTTATATATATTATTCTTAATAACAAAATCCTTTTTATGACATAACAACATATTGTTATATTCACTAAATTATTACTCTAAAAAAATGACGAAATTAACTTTAAGACATACATTCCATCATTCAGCGTATTCAAACATGCGGCAAGTACAATATACACCCAGTGACAAAGCAGTATCCAATTACGGCGAAGGATATACGAATCCAAACGAGGTATATGAGGTAGAACATCTCGGACAAAAAGTATGCATGATGAAGGTTGCTACAAACGTATATACAATGATCGACCCCGAGTATGTCGATAAAATCAAGAAATATGTGTGGTCTCAGCATAAACATACTGGCTACATCACTCACTCCATCAACAAAACCTCGGCGAAAGAAGTCGGTGAAATTAACAGTATTTCACTTCATCAGTACGTATTGAAGTATTGCGCTGGAAAACCGTGTCCTAAAGACCTTTCTGTGGACCACATCAATCGCGTAAAAATCGATAACCGAGTGAGCAACCTGAGGTACGCCACACAGAGCCTCCAGAACGTTAACAGGGAACGTGTATGCGCAATTCGCCAAGAACCGCTCGATGAACTGAAAGCAATTGGTATTGACAGCTATCCCAAATACACTCGATATGATAATTCACAACAACGATTTATTATCGACAAACATCCATCGCTACCTATTGAAAAGAATTACGTTTCTGGAACAAGGTCCGGAGGGATCGTCAATCGATACCACGACCTTGTTAAAACCGGTGTTCTATTAGATAATCAAATGCCGACTGGTGAAGCACCTTTCATCAACGCGTGGCATGAATATTCCAATATAGCTACGGAATTCAATGCGTTCATCATTACGACTGGAAGTGTCGATTCCGAAGTGTTTGATGTTTCATTTCATGAGATTAATGCGTCCTTCAGGCATCACCTTTTGATTATTGAAAATTTTGTGGGAAAAGATAAGGACAATGAAATCCTGATGCAGGACAAACATATTTTGTGCAGTGATTCGGAATTCACATTGACAAAGGAAATGATGCCAAAATACGTTGGTTTCGCGAAAGAGACTAAGGCAAGAGGATGTAAATTCGTCTATGATAAAAGAGAAGAAGATGGAACAAGAACACTGAAAGCACTATCGTCTGGAAGCAAGAAAGTATCACTAAAAGACAAATTTGACGAGATGACGAAGGCACTGGCACTGGCATCAATCGGAAACTGAATTCGGAGAAGACAAAAAAACGATAGAAAACAAAAAAACGATAAAAACGATAGAAAACGATAGAAAACGATAGAAAACAACAAAACGATAGAAAACGATACAAAACGATAGAAAACGATAGAAAACGATAGAAAACGATAGAAAACGATAGAAAACAACAAAACGATAGAAAACGATACAAAACGATAGAAAACGATAGAAAACGATAGAAAACGATAGAAAACGATAGAAAACGATAGAAAACGATAGAAAA